GGTGTCAGCTGTACTGAAGGCGATACAGCCGATGTAGCTTTTGGAACGGCTGCAGAAGTCACAGACGCTGCAATCGGAACTGTAGAAGATGTACAAATGACTGCTGAGAGTGGCGCAATCACAATTGCTGGCTCTCCAGCTGACAATGATCAAACATTTTTTCAACTTTATAGAGATGCAGCAGATGGTAGTGACACCTTTACCGGTGAGGCACGAGTACTAGGAATCAAATTATTTTACACTACAGACGAAGCTAACGACGGATAGAAAGGAATATAGAATATGTCTTTTGGATATCAAGTTTTAGGATTTGGATCTGGTGGGCCGTCAGGTCCTGCGTATGTAGAAGCAACAGGTGGAACAATTACTTGTTCTGGCGATTATAAAATTCATACTTTCACCGGTCCCGGTACATTTTGTGTAACATCAGCAGGATCAGCAGCGCCTTGTAGTGGAGCAGGTTCCAATTTAGTAGATTATTTAGTAGTAGCAGGTGGTGGCGGTGGAGGATTCAAATTCGGCGGTGCCGGTGGAGGTGGTGGATACAGAGAATCTCCAGGAAGCGCTTCAGGATGTTATACAGTATCACCTAGAGGAGTAAGTCCAGCAGCAGCTTTACCAGTTGAAGTAGCAGGTTATCCAGTCTCAGTCGGTGCTGGCGGTGCCGGTACTCCCAGTGCATGTGGAGGCGAAACACCTGGTGGTGTTGGAGTAAATTCAGTTTTTTATGGTAGTTCAACAATAACTTCTGCTGGTGGTGGTTATGGTAGTAGGAACCAACCAGGAAATTGCGGAGGAGATGGAGGTTCTGGTGGAGGTGGAGGTTCTTGGGGACCCGTAAACGCAGGGGGATCAGGAAATACTCCCCCCGTAACTCCCGTTCAAGGAATGGATGGTGGTGATGGTTCGCCCGGACCGCCTGAGATTGGTTTTCAAGCTGGTGGTGCCGGCGGTGGAGCTACTGTTGTTGGTACTACTAAAACTAGTACTGCTTCTGCTGCGGCTAATGGTGGAACTGGAGCGACATCTTGTATTACAGCTAGTCCAGTCTCAAGATCTGGCGGCGGCGGTGGTGGTGGTAATGGCGGTGGTATGGTTCAAGGTACTTCGCCTTGTTGTTCTGGAGGAATAGGCAGTGTTAATAGTCTTTCTGCACAAGGAACTGCTGGTGCAACTAATAGAGGCGGCGGTGGTGGCGGAGGTGGTAGTGATGGTTACGCAGGCTACGCAGGTGGACCAGGAGTAGTAATTATTAGGTATAAATATCAAAATTAATATGGCACACTTTGCAAAAATAAGTGATACTTCACAAGTTCTTTCAGTCTTGACACTAAATAACAAAGATATGTTGAACGCTGCTGGGATTGAAGATGAATCCGTAGGGCAAGACTATTTACAATCACACAATAACTGGCCTCGTAACATGTGGATTCAAACATCTTATAATACTCGTGATGGAAAACATTATGATAATAAGACTGGAGAATTATCAGCGGATCAGTCTAAAGCTTTAAGAGGAAACTATGCTGGCCTGGGTTATACATGGGATGAAGATAATAATATATTTTACCGTAAAAAACCTTATGCAAGTTGGGTTTTAAATACATCAGAGGCTAGATGGCAATCGCCAATCGGTGACCCTCCTGCGTTAACGGAAGAGGAAATTACAACTAACTCTTCTTATCACGAATGGAACGAATCCAATCAATCCTGGGATAAAAAAGACTTTACCTAGACAATTTTAAAAAAATAGTATAAACCATCTGTGGTGGATATGGACAAGAAAGTATTATCTGAAATAGCTTTATATTATGGTGACGTTGCAATGCCAAAATATTGGGAAATAGATGGTGTTGAATTAGCCCATCAAATTTTACAATATCAAATACATGACAAAAAATTTCCATTCTCAAAAACTTTGGGTAAGTTGAATACATATATCCGCGAACACATTGGGCTCGAATATAATATTCAATTAATTGAGAAAGAAGTGTGGGGTAATATTTACCCCCCTCATGAAACTTCCCTTCCTTTACTTAACATTGATCCTGTTGATTTAAGAAAGTCACCCGATTATACCTTGTTATATGGAGTCAACGTTAAAGATTGTAGTGTTCGAATCCATTATGATGCCAATAGAAGAGCAGGAAGATCTTGGGACATGCCCTTAACGAATAATAAATTTATTATGTTCCCCTCTACGCAAATGTATTATATCACTAACAATCAAAAAGATTCTCTCAACTTTATTTTAACAACAACTTATGAATTTATCTAATTATTTTTGGTATTTTAAATCTGCGTTAACACCACGATTCTGTGATGATGTTATTAAATATGCTTTAGAGAAAAAAGAAATGATGGCTATTACAGGTGGGTATGACCGGGGTAGAGATCTAAATAAAAAACCTTTAACTAAAGAAGAAATTAGAAATTTAAAATATAAAAGAAATTCTGATCTAGTATGGCTCGATGACACTTGGATTTATAAGGAAATACACCCCTATGTCCATCAAGCGAATAAAAACGCGGGCTGGAATTTTGAATGGGACTTTTCGGAATCCTGTCAATTTACAAAGTATAAATTGAATCAATATTACGATTGGCATTGTGATAGTTGGGAAAAAGTTTATGACCACCCTAAAACTCATTTGCATGGAAAAATTAGAAAACTATCCATGACTTGTCAATTAACCGATGGTTCAGAATATAGTGGTGGAGAATTAGAATTTGATTTTAGACAATATGATCCACCGCAAAGAGATGAATCTAAGCATTTAAGGAAAGTAGCGGAAATACTGCCCAAAGGTTCTATCATTGTCTTTCCTAGTTTTATTTGGCACCGGGTTAAACCAATAACGAGAGGAGTACGATATTCACTTGTCTTATGGCATTTGGGATATCCATTTAAGTAATGTATAAAACTATAGTCCATACTATCTCCTTTAGTAGGGGATGGATACCTGGAGTCGATAATAAAAAACTTAAAGAAATAATATTAAAAAACCCAAAGCCTTTAGTAAAAGATACTAAAGATATTAATTATATTTTAACGCGCCAGGAAGATGCTAAGTTCCCCATGAATGCGGAATTTGAGAAAGTTATCAAACACATCAACGCTCAATTTAATTATCTCACTAATAAAAAATTAAAATTATTAACCTTCTGGGCACATATTCATGAGAAAAATATGAGTACGGTTATGCATAGTCATCTCTCGAAAGAAGATTACGAGGGAACTCAGTATGTTTCGGGAGTCTATTATGTTCAGGTTCCAGAAAAATCGGGTCATCTGGTTTTTCTTTACCCCCATAATACCCATGTCACTCACAAATTTCCTGTGATGCCTAAAACTAGTGAATTTGTTTTATTTTCGTCAGCTATGGAGCATTACGTCACGCGCAACCTCAGTGATGAGTTACGTATTTCCGTTTCTTTTAATTTTAAAATAGAGGATATAAAGTAATGTATAAAGACGACTATTTTAAAACTCCTATATGGTCTGAAGACAAACCAGAGTTTGTAAAATCTTTAAATAAAGCCAGTGATAAATATATTAAAGAAGCTAGAAAAAGAGATAAAAAATTAATCAAAGCTAGTGGAGATTTTGGAACAACCCATCATTCATCACCCTTATTAAGGGACAACGATTTTATAGATTTTAGAAATTATGCAGGCCAAAAGTCTTGGGAATTTTTAGACGAGCATGGTTACGATATGAAACAATATACAACTGTGTTTTCTGAAATGTGGGTTCAAGAATTTTCTAAAAAAGGAGGGGGTCATCATTCAGCTCATATCCATTGGAATCAGCATGTATCAGGATTTTATTTTTTAAAATGCAGTGAAAAAACTTCTTATCCTATTTTCCATGAACCCCGAACAGGTGCAAGATGCACTAAATTAAAACTGAAACCAGAATTAAAGGGAGTATTTCATGGTACAGAGCTAGTTCATTTTAAAATCAAGCCTGGCGTCTTAATTATCTTTCCAGGATATATGGAACATGAATACGCTGTTGATCATGGCAAAGAACCTTTTCGATTTATTCATTGGAACATAACCGCCGTGCCAAAAGAGATGGCTAAAGATGGTTAAGTTTGGAGTATGAGTTTTAAAAATATTTTTAGTACCTATTTATATATTAAAGAATGTAATATTAATTTGTCTTTTCTTAGCAATCATATAATTAAAACTAAAAAAATTGATAAAGAAGGTCAAAAAATTAGTAACCATGGGGGTTGGCAAAGTAAAATGTTTTCTGAAACAAATTCTTATACACAACCTTTGTTTAATATTTTAAACACAGCAGTAGAAGAAATTAAAAATAAAATAGAGTATCGATACAATTTAAAATTACATCATTATTGGTATAATATTAATTACCAAGACTCGTTTAATGTACACCATT